CTTTTATTACCTCTTCCTGAACCAGATTCAGGTGAAAGTAAAACATGTGCCCAAGGTAACTGTTCGTTTGTTAATTCAACATCATTATCGGGATGATATCCTAATATACGCACTTCAATACGATTTCCCCAACCAGCACCATTAATTTGGTTGCCCTGTGCGTCCTCTGGTGCAATTTGACCAACCCACCATCTGAATCCATCTCTTCCTAAAAAATTACTTTTTAAAATATTATTTTCTATCATTTTTCTCTAACTCCAAATGTATCTCTTACTAATTTAAGTTTTGAATATGAACCAGAAGAATCAAAATAGTGCACTACTTCCTTTATCATATATAGACCACTTTGATGACGATCAATCTCCTTTCTTTGTTCCGAATCAATTCTAGGAAAATTACAATCAATGACATCACCAGCCATCAAATTTGTGTTCAATGGTATTGTCATCACTAATAATTGAGTGAATAATATATTATATCTCATCATCGCTTGTGAATGTATTTTAGTTGGATCTGCATTTTCATTTGTTGAAACATCATTTTCTAAAGTCCCTATATCTAAAATACCAGTTATATACCGACTAGGAACCGAAGCGAGTGTTCGATTATCATTGTCACTCAAAGTTGGTAAAGTAACGTCTATATCACCACCTAAATTTTTTATCTTACCTGAATAATCATTAAGTTTAAATACTGTTTGAGGTGTTGGTGTATATTCAAATGTCAATGGATTTAAATATTTTCGATGACTACAATATGCACCCCTTTCTAAATTTTCAAGGAGATTTTGATTTCTTGATGTGCTATATTCCAAAATTTTGAAATCATTGTCTGGACCTTTATATTCAACTATGCCAGGTGTGAAAGTATACTTATTTTCATGTGGATCTTGATCTATTAATTCGTCAATTGATTTATATCTAAATCCTTTTTGAGTTTCAAAGAAAAAATAACCTGCTGTAGAGTCTTCTTTAGAAGCACTTGCTGGAACTGATTTTGATGCTAACCAAGTTAATATGGTAAATGGTTTTTTCATATTACCAATAAACCCATAAGGATTCTGAGTTTCATCTACATCATAAAGTTTATTAGAACTTAAATATTTTTCAACTATATTCTTAACACTATCAGATATTTTTTGTGATGAGGGAAATCTTTTTCCCACTCTGACTGTTTCGTTTGTTATTGCTTCTCTTGAAACTAAATTAAGGGTAAAAGTTTCTTTTTCTTCTTTTATAAGAACATTCGTGATTGAACCAACATAAAGATATTTACTTGGACTATCAGAAAAATCCAATCCTTTATTTGTAGGAGAATTGCCAGCTATTTTTATAACAACTCTTTCTCCACCTCGTAATGGAAATCCATTATATAGAGATTGCATTTTCCCATCATCACCTTTTATCGTATTTCCAGTATTAACAACAACTACTTTTCCAGTAACCATCGGTGAAAATAAATTTTCATAGTAATTAAAACTGACGACACCTGCTGATATGTCTGCAGTTTTTGAACCATCCACTGATTCAATAATGAATTTTTCGTATAGTGATTTATCTATTGCTGCCATTATGTGTATTTGAGAGAAGATGCACTTTGTAAATTCATCAATATTTTGTCCTTACTTACTTGTTGTTGTATATTAAATGATTTACCACCACTACTTGCCATCATTGGTGTAGAAGGCATTTCCGATAGTTTTTCTATAAGAAAAATAGTATTACCTTGTTTTTTTCTTCTACTTCTAACAGTAGTTGACTTATCTCTCTTCAATGGTTTCATATTTTTTTCTGGCATTTTTAAATCTTCAAGATTCATATCACCAGTAAATGCAACGAATTCTGATTTCACTGTTTTTTGTATATTTTCTATTCTACCTTTTGCATCAGATAATTCTGTTTGTTTTGGTTTTTCTGCAATCAAAGTTGGTGTTGACTCAGATTTTCCTTTTAATGAATCTGATACACCATCATTAACTATTTTTTCACCATCAAGATTTTGTTCATTTAATTTACTTTCAAGAATTTTTTTTGCTTCCTCTTTAGGATCTTTTATTTTATTTAAAGATAATTCATTACCTGATGGTGTTGGATATTTTATGTTCTTTATTAAATCTTCCTCCTGTTCAGGATTTTTTTCATCTTCTTTTTTATTATTCTTAATAAATTGATCAACTCCAAATCCTATCTTTTCACTTTGTTCTTTAATTTGTTCTACTTCACCTTCCTTCTGATTTTCTGTTGATGTATTCTTAGTTCCTTCTAAATTTTGATTGTTTGTTTTTTCATCTAACAAAATTTGATCCATTTCATCACCAAAATCTGTAAACTCATTACCAGTTTGAACTAATTGTTGATCTAATCTTGCTAAACCACCAGAGGTTTTTTCAATATTTTCTTCAATACCTTTTTTATTTTTTTCATAATCAAAAAATGGTATCTTAGAAAGAGCTTCACTAATGACTGAGCCAATTCCAGCAATTATATTCTTTATACTATTAATGAAGAATCCTAAAATTTTTGTTACTTTCTGAATGAGTTTTATTAAACCAGAGAGGGCTGCTATGATTTTAGGTAAATTAACCACAGCCCATCCTATCAATAATATTCCAACAAAATCAAGTAATCTTCCAAGAAATCCTCTTGTGCTTTTTGCTAGTATAGATCCTTGTTGTTTAACTGCACCTGATAAGGATACTGCTTCAATTTCATCTTCCCTAGATTTTCTCCTTACATTTTCTTGTCTCTTTCTAAAAAAATTATTATCCTTTGATATTAAAGTTCTTTTAAATAAATTTGATTCTTTCGTATTCTTTACAATTTCAATAGCACTCTTCTTCGCTGCATTAAGTCCTTTATTAAATTTAGCAACAGAATCTCTCATCGACTTTATACTTATCGATGATTTTAGTAGTGATTCTCTTCTAGAACTTAAAGACATCAGGCAAAGGCTCCGAATGTAGTTACAGCGTAACTAGTATGAATGTTATCATTATCAAACCCAATGAATGGGATTTTGCTTGATGGATCTTCAACCTGACCATTAGCTGCTAATTGTGGTGGTTGTTGTTCACCACCTCCTTCAGCAGGAATACTTATTATAGAAGGTGCACCCTCCTCAATATTTGAAATACTTTCAGCTACATTTAATTCTCTCTTGCTATTAACAGGAACTATAGCATCTGAATTATTTTCATCTCTTTGTGCAACTAAAGTATTATCAGTTATGTTTGATTCAATATTATCTTGATTACCAACTCCGAATGAGATAGTATCAGTTGTTTCTTCAATTGGTTTTATTTCTACTTCACTTTGCTGTGGTGCTCCTCCTCCCCCAAATTTAAATTTAGAAAATAAATTCTTTCCTAGACCAAATGTAACACTTCCTAGAATAAACTTTAAAATTGTTGCTGCTAATGCTGGCAATGCTAATAATTTTATGAGACCCACGACAAGTGGAGCAAGAATTAAAGTTGTTAATATACCACCAAGATTATTTTTTATAGCTTCAATAGGATTTTCACCATTTATAAAAATATCAAATAATGTGCTAAATGCAAAGAAATTTCTTATATTACCAAATATTTGTCTGAAGGCACCTCTAAATCCTCCCTTTATCACACCACCAACTGCACCACCACCAGCAGCAGGAGGTGGAGTTTCTGGTTTTATACCTAAAAATTTTCCAAGTCTTTTTAACTGATTACCAATAAAAACAAACGGAGCAGATAATAATGCAAGTGCACCTCCTCCACCACCACCAACACCACCAGCGACAGCACCTATTCCTAAAACTGCACCTACTCTTCCACGTAATAATGTCAAAACTGAATTAAATGGTCTTCTTAAAATATTATTAAAACCAAATCTAAATGCCCTAGATGCTAAGAGTGCTGTTAAACCAAAAACTTTTCTTAATCCGATTGTAGCAGCAGTTAAGGTTGCTCCAATAACTATCAAACCTGTGGTTAATTTTCCTTTTAACTTATTCAACAATTCAATATTTCCATCAGCATTTGCACTAATCATATCGATGACAGTGTTTGTCAACCAACCTCCTGCTAATATCAAAAAGAAATTAACTAATCTTTGTAATACACCTTGAGTGGTTCTTGCGATACGACGGACTGGTGTTTGTAATGCAAATTGAATTCTTTTTTCTATTTCACTTTCTTTTCCCTCTCTAAGACCCTGCTCTGCTAAAATTCTCTCACGATTCTGTTTTGCTGCTTCTCTTTGTCTAGCTAATGTATCGCTCACAGCTAAATTATCTTTTATAGTTGATAGTGAGAAGTTAAGAGAACTTAAATTTACTGATATATTTTGTAACTGTTGTGATACTGACGTTAATTGTAGTGAATTTTGTGTGAGTAAACTTGTTGTTTGTGGATCAGGTTGAGCTGGTGGTGGAACAGCACGACCAGTAAAGATACTAGAAGACACCGTATTTCTTACGGCTCTAATACCTCCTGCTATCGGTGAACTTAAACCTTGCTCCTCATCCATTTGCTTCTTGTTGTGCTTTTAAATTTTCTTCTTCAACATGTTGTTGTAAAAGTGAAACATAGATTTCTCTTTCCCAAGGAATCATATTTTCAAGCTCTGTCAAACTATATTTATGGTGCTGCATCAATGCAAAATTTAATTTATAGTATGACTCAAGATCTTCGTGTGCCATACTCACCCGAAAAAATTCTGTAGCCCCTCTAATACAATTTCACTTTCAACATTTGTATTTGGATTTATAACTTTCACTTTGTGTGATAATTTAGGCATTGTTTCAAAGAATTTTTCAATTTCCTTAAACTGACTTGAATTCAATTGATCTAAAAATTGAGATAATTCTTTCTTTGTGCAATCCTCAGATGTCCAAGACTCTTCTTCGGAGTAAACTTGTTCGATACAACTGGATATCAATTCAAATGTATCATCTACACCCATTTCAGCAGTAGCAAAGTTATTTTTTATAAACTCTGTTAATGATGGATATTTCATTCTAAGAGTGTAGTTATCATCTAACTTTATATCTCTTGAATGATCTTCACCTTTTTGAACTTTGATTGAATCTATATTAATAGATTTTGGAACCTGTGTTTTTCCATCATCTGGACAAGTTACCATAACCTCAATGTCCTCTCCAACAGACTTACCACGAATATTTAAAAACAAATATTCAATGTCGAACGTTGATAATTTTTCGACTTTGATTCCTCTTGAAAGAATACAATTTGAAATAACATCTTTAACTGCATTCGCAATTTGTGTGCTATCCTGTGACTCCATCGCAAGAATTAAAATTTTCTCTTCTTTAACAAGAAAAGGTCTGTATTTTATTTTCTTATTCGATGAAGGTAATACCAACTCGTAGGTTGGGGTCGCAATTTTTGGTAAAGGCATAATATTCAAAGCACTTCAGTGCCATTATTTATAGGGGTTATACGATGGTCATTCCTGAACCTAAACCCTTGCCAGCAAGTGTTTGAGTAGGACCTATCATTGATGTATCTATCGAAGCACGATCACTATTTAATGTATTAGAAGCTCTTGTCATGGTGACTGTTTGTAATGCATTCAATCTATCATTATCACCATATGTGCTTGCACCATCTTTACTTGGATTTCCAAACGCTGCACCTATATCGTTAAATGCTCTTCCTAAATCTCTTGCAAGTGAAGAAGATTCACCAGCGATATAACGATCATAACTAAATGATGCAGTTGCTTTCAGAACTTGTGAGGTTCCATATTGAACTTTGGTAGAGTTTAATGAAATAGGAAATAGTCCAACAAATCTATATTCTAAAAACTGTGAGTAATTTTTCTCAAACTTAACAACACGAGTATCATTTGATTTATAATCATCTGGATA